AAAAAGCATAATATGACAGTATTTGTGATCTCCCATGATCCACTGCCAGAAGAGTTTTTTGACATTAAGTTATTTGTCGAAAACAAAGACCATTTTTCTGATATAAGAGTAAATTAATATAGAACTATGCATACTTACAAAGGAACATCATTTGCGGAAGCTTACCAAAAGTCATTAATTGATTTAATTGACAATGGTGACTTGTGCGAAACAAGAGGAACTACAAGTAGAGAATTATTAAATGTTTCTCTAGAAATCACTGATCCAAGTCAGTGCATGTATACTAATATGGCTAGGTCTACTCAGACTAAATATATTGCAGCTGAATTTTTATGGTACTACGCTGGTCGTAATGATGTAGCATTTATTTCAAAATATGCAAAATTTTGGGAGCAGATTCAAAATCCAAATGGTACAGCCAACTCTGCATATGGCAATCTAATATTTAAACCAAAGTCTCTTGGTGGAATTACTCAATATGAATGGGCAGTTGCGTCCCTAGCTAAAGATAAAGATAGTAGACAGGCAATTCTTCATTTTAATACACCAGAACATCAATATAATGGTAATAAAGATTTCGTTTGCACAATGTATGGAATTTTCCATATTAGACATAATAAACTAAATTTTAGTGTCTATATGAGATCGAATGATGCTATTTGGGGTACACCAACTGATGTTGCATTTTTCTGCTCTCTTCAAATGCAGGCTCTTGCTCACCTTAAAGAATTTTATCCAGAACTAGAACTAGGGACCTATACTCATCATGCAAATTCATACCATGTTTATGATAGACATTACGATCTAGTTAGTCGTATGTTGCTTGGAGAATTTGTTCCATCTAGATTACCTTCAATTAAAACAAATCTTGTTTCAATGTCAGGCCACCCTACACAAGAGTTTAATGACATTTTTGAATTTATCGAACACGATCAAGATGATATTTTAATATTACAAGAAAAAGAAGATCTACTAACTTGGATCGTAAATCAATTTGGCGATGATAACTAGATACGACCTTGTATACATGAAAATGGCCTCAGAATGGGGACAATTATCGAATGCTCGTCGTAAAAAAGTTGGAGCGCTCTTAGTTAAGAATAACACTATTATAGCTGATGGTTATAATGGAACCCCATCTGGTTTTGAAAATGAATGTGAAAATCCTTTATTTGATGCAGATGGTAACTTTTTAGACTATGAAACAAAATGGTATGTTTTGCACGCTGAATCTAATGCGTTAGCTAAAGTTGCAAAATCTACTCAATCTTCTGAGGGTTCTACTCTTTATGTTACAATGTCTCCTTGCAGAGAGTGTAGCAAATTAATTCTTCAAGCAGGAATTAAAAGAGTAGTTTATTCGGAATCATACAGAGATTCTGCCGGTCTCGACCTCTTAAAAAAGGCAGGGGTTGATGTAGTTCAGATCCTACCCGAATCTGAATAAAAAATTCCATTCATATTTTGACAGAAGATATTGCAACCAGAGAATTAACTATTGTTTTTGTAAGAGATTATAAAACATTCGTTGAACACTTTTCTAAAAAATGTAAAAGTGACTACGTTCTTAATATTAATAAGATCGTAAAAGAGAAATTTCAAACTGAAATCTTTATTCCAAATAAAGTTCAGGCATTTTTATTAAATTATGAAATTTCTAAACTTATTGATAAGGTAATTAAAATAAAGAATCAAAAATATTCCAGGCTAATTTATTTAAATACGGAGCTTTCTCCAACTGGTATTTTAAATTCTATTAATTTCCTAAAAACTACATATGGCTGGGTAGAATTTGATTTTACGGTTATTGATCCAGATAAAGAGTTTCAAGCCGTACTAAAAGACATAAAAAAAGGAGGACTATAAAGTTCTCCTTTTTAATTTAAGTTAATTTCTAATTATTCTTCGCTAGCTTTCTTTAATCTTAGAACTCCAGCTTGTGCTTCTTTGTAATCGTTTACGAATTTTACGGCTCTTTTATCAGAATCTTTATCTTTCCAATCACGTAAACTTTCCTTTGTATCTTTTCCGTTGTGATGAGGATATGCAAATACTGTCATATGTCCATCTTTTCTAAAATCGTAAGTTGCATAAGTTTCTTCACCTTCGGCTGATTCGGTAATAGTATCAAAGTCTTCATCTAATTCTTCATCAGATTCGTCCTCTTCTGGCATTTCTGAAACTTTTTGAATTGCAGCTTTAAATATTTCAACGCATTCTTCTTTTTCAATTTCCATCTTTTCGCAAGCGATTTCTAAAATTTCTTTTAGTTCATCACTAAACTCTTCCATAAACATTTCAAGAGCTTCTTCGTCGATTTCTGGAGTTTCTTCTAGATCTGCGTCTTTAATTTCATCAGCGTCTTCTTCGAACATATAGTTTTCAAATTGAGGAACATGACTTTCTTTTACGATTGTAACTCCCATTGCTGGAGGTGTATTTAAAGGCTCTTCGATTTTAACTTTGGCAGCACGACTTGGCACATCACTATGAAATGCTTTCCAGTAACCATCGTTATTATGGTTTTTACCACCATTTTCAAAGTTAGGGTCTCTTTTTACAATATTAGTCCACTCTTTTAGTGACTTTCTTTTAGATTTATCAAAAGACTCAGTTTCGTTTGGTCCACCGAACGCAGGCGCTTTCATGTCCATAAAACGCTTAAAGTCTTTAACATCATTACTTTTTAGGTTAAAAATATCCATTTGGCTTAGGTTTTAAATTTTTAGAATTGGCCGTTTCTTGTTTCAGTGTAAGTATCAGCAATAAAATTGAATTTAGCTGTGTAGATAGCATCACCTTCATATTTCAATGCCATTTCCTCAGTTAAACTATCACCAGTTGCATAAACAAATACTGGAGCAAATGTAAACTCTCTGTAAATGTCTCCGGCTCTGTTGTGAATACCAACATAGATATTAGCACCGTTTGGAGCATAATCTTTTTTAAGACCTTGACGACCAGTCAATGGATCATATACTAAGTTTGCCCATGCTCTAAATTGGTTGTAGATATACATTTCATTTGCATCGTTTAAGTTGACTTCAAATGTAATTGCAAGCTTTGCACCAGTCTCTTTGGGAGCAGCTGCTGCAAAATATCTTTTAGAGAATCTGTATTTCTGTTCAGCAACCGTACCTGTACCTGCTTGTTCTGGTAAGCCGCTAAGTTCTTTTACGTGTTCAACTATTAATGGAGTAATCGCATTATTGTTGATTGATGCAGGTGGTGTAATAATTACCGTAAACTGGTTAAGGTATAACGGTTCAAATAGATTACGACCTACTGCGGAATTTTTAAAATGTGGTAAACCTGCCATTTATATTGGACCTTTTTGTTTATTTATTCATTGATTTATGCTTTATCTCGACGTTCATCTTCCTCCCATTTGGTAAGAAGTTTTCTAAATTCAGCATCTTTTTCTTCTTGTGTCATGGTTTTTGCTCTATCGCTAAACTCCAATTCACTTATTCTACGCTTTAACTCTCTAGCACTAACTTCATTATAAGTTTTTGCAGTTTGAGTTGATGGTAAGGACTCATTACCAGATAATTCTAAATCTAGAGTTGGAATAATTGCAACAATTAGATTACCTGGATAACTTGGATTATCAACTTGAAAATCTTCCAACTTCATATTAAATCCTGCTCCAAATAATTTAGCTAATCCAGTTGAAGCTGGCGTAATAGTGATTGTAAATTTATCAGCGTTTGATACCTTTTCTTCACCTAAATCCTTTAACATATTATTAGACATTAGGTATCTAAATCTAATATTCTTTTCGCCAGAACCTTCTTCAATCATTCGTAATTTATCAGTCTTAATTGTTACGTAATAATTACAGCAATCTTCCTCTGGCTTTTCTTCGGCTACACATTCCTTTTCAACCTCTTCTAGAGTTTTAAATGGGCCAGCCGCAAGCTTTACCTTTCCTTTTTCTTCAATTTGGGTTCCAACTAGAGATTCAGCAGTAGGCTGTTCAGTTCCAGCTTTAACTTCAACTGTATGTATTACTTTAGAATCGTCTTCCATTGTTAAACAATAAAAAAGAGATTCGTTTGGTGCAGGTAAAAGTTTTTGATCTTCTGGCTCAACTTCCTTTGCATATTGAGTTGCATCATATGGAATAGTTGCAGGCAATCCTGGTTTTTGCGTAACTGCTGGTAAACCAGCCTTTTGTGCTACTGCCGGCAAACCTGGCTTTTGAATAGTTGCAACTTCCTTACTTCCTTGAACTGCAGGTAAATTCGATCCACCTGCTGGAAGCTCTAGTGCTTCGTTTTTGGCAGGCTCTTCTTTACCTTTTTTAGAATTAACATGTCCACAAACTACTTTGTGAATTTCTAGAAGTAATTCTCTAATTTTATCAGCTCCAGTGTATTTAACATAAGTTGAGGTACCATGTGCATCTACGAAATCCAAATCAGGGTACACATTAAAATTATGCAGAACGGTCTTTTGATCATTCTGATTCCATTTTGGCTCACAGTCTTGGACTTGCCATTTAAGCTCATGACTTTGAAAAATTTCGCAAATTACGCTCATTTAATTATGCTTGTGGTTTTTCTCCTCTAAAGGCTTTACCTTTATTAGAATCTTTTCTTTCTGGGTCAACTGGTTTATAATTTGCCCAAATTTCATTGTATATTCTGCAGCTTGCACCCATGAAGTTAATAATTCCAACAAATTTCTTACGATCATCGCCAGTCATCCTAGAAACTTTCTTTCCAATACGACGTGCATCATCAAGGTCCAATTCTTCTTCATCGTCCTTTCCAACTAATTCTTTAAGAGAATTTCTGGATTTTTCATTGATTGCAATAAAAGACTCGAATGTCATTGATCTTGATTCGCTAGCATATTCTGATTCATGATCAGCCGCATACGATTCAAAACGATCAAGCTCATCGCCAGTCATTAGACCAGTTGCATATGATACAAATCTTTCATAAAGCTCTGCTCTTTCTTGCATTGGCACGCCAACTTCGTCCATGTACTGAACAATGCTGCGAGGTATACTTAATGTAATCCTCATCGAGTTTTTAATTATTTTTGCTTGTTAGCCATCTTAGGGTCTACTGACTTAGAGATAGCCTTTCCTTTGATAACTAAGTTGCCAAAACCTGGATCAACTGATTTAGAAATAGCTTTACCTTTAGGGTTAGCTGCTTCTAATTTAGAATCAACTGATTTAGAAATCTTAGAACCTTTAGCAGCTTTAAGATCAGTCATTTTAGCGTCAACTGATTTTTTAACGCTAGAACCTTTAGGCATATCTAATTTAGCCATTTTAGGATCAACGCTTTTTCCTAATCTTGTACCAGCAGCTGGCATAGTTGCCATATTGTGACTGATTTTTTCATTTAGGAACTCTGTGTAAGACAATACTGGGTTTGCCATTTTATTGTGTTCTTTTTTTAATTACTCGATCTTCTCTGGTCACTCCTGGTCTCTTCAATCCTTCAATATGAGTATTCATATTAAAATAATATCAAGGCCGACAGGGGTCTCAGATTAAATTCTTTTTATAATTACCTAATTAGACAATTATTTTAGTTATTTATCTGACCTCTTAAAATAAGAAAGCCCTCCGAAGAGGGCTTTACTTTTATTATTAAGTCAATTAAGATTAACCTAAGAAAGCTAAACCAGTTGGTCCACCGTTAACACCGTTAGTAGTGATATCGAATTGAACATACTGAGTTTGTGGATGCCATCCAGCTTCAACCAATGCATATCTTGACTTCATACCGATTTTCGGAGAGAAAGTACCCTCAGAAATAGTTTGAAGAGATTCTGCCATGATGTAAGGCATGAATTTAAGTCCTGGCTCTTCGTCAGCACCTTTACGTCCGATAAGAACAGTGTTGTTATTGAACGCTAAGTTAGGATCAACATAGATAGTTAAACCGTGAACTTTACCAGCAGGGTAAAGAGTTCCAGCAGCAGAACCTAAATCATTGTTGAAAGGAGCGATAGAGTAACCAGCAGCATCAGCCATAGCAGATGCAACTTTAGCAGAAACTACTGCGAAAGTACCAGCACCGAAACGAGCTCTGTGGTAAATTAAGTTAGCAGATTCAAGAATCTTAGTAACTAATTTTCTTTGAGAAGTCGTTACGTTTTCGAAAGTACC